CAAATAAAGATAGCCAAGTCAATATAACAATTACCATCAACAATGAGGGTCAGGCATCTTCTGACAGCAAGACCGATACGGGCAGTCCCGATTTTGCCGACAAAATAAGTGCCGCAGTCAAAGGCACTGTAATGGAAGTTCTTAGCGAGCAGAGTCGCGTAGGCGGATTCTTTTCACAGAAACAGCGTATCGGTGCAACATAAAGTTGATTTATATAAATTTAAACACTAGTATATAACGATGCCTCAGACTTTATTCGATTTTGCCGCTTGGAATGGAACGTTGCCTTATCAGAAGTTTGATACGGTGTATGGTGCTGATACCGGTGGTCCTATTGTTTATGATAAATACTATTATGCAACAAGGGACGTTCCGATAGGTCAAAGCCCAAGGGCTTTATTTCGTTTTAACGTAACTTCTACAACCCGTTCTCAGGGACTATTTACCGTAAATTACACATATACGGGCGCAGGCCCGCAATTCGCTCGTGGTAGTATAGTTCAAGTTCAAGGTCTTCTTGAGGTATCCGCTAATTTTACCGGCATGGTGTTAAATGCTGGTTCGGGGTTTATTCAATATATCAATCAGGGCGGTTTCGACTACACCACCGCAAGCGCAGGCACAGTAACCGCACCGATCAATCCAAATTGGACCACCGGATTCTTCTTTACCCCTTCTTACTCTTCGCCCCTAAGCACAGCCCAATCGACTATTGAAGCAAAATTCGGTGACGGTTACAGCCAGCGGCAACGCAATGGCCTAAACAGCAATATGCACTCTTGGGAGCTTTCTTTTACAGATCGTTCGGATAAAGAAGCCAGAGCAATACTAAATTATGTTGAAGACGAGGGCGGCGTTGACCCGGTTCAGCTACTAATTCCACTTAATAATCTGACAGCTAGAGCAACGACAAAATTCGTATTAAAAAATCCAAAATATAATCCAACAAGTTTTAATTTAAATGCTATTAATGTGACGGCAGAAGAAGTATTTGATATTTAAGGACATAAAAATATGCCACAACAAAAGATTAACCTAGAGCAGTCTGCTTTCGCGCCCGCAGCTTTACTTGAATTTTTTCTGCTAGACGGAAGATCGGTCGGCCTATCCACCATATACTATTTTCATTCGGCCACCAATAATAACTATAAAGCAATAGTATTTAACGGCATATCTTATACGCCATTTCCAGTCAAGGTTGAAGGTTACGAATTTCGTTCAGACGGCTCTCTACCGAGGCCAAAAGTTACTTTATCCAATATGAATGGATTCGTTTCCAATATATTGCTTGGCAGCGTCAATTTGATCGGTGCTCAGTTTATTCGTCGGCGTGTTTATGCCCGTTATATTGATGCGGTTAACTTTCCTAATAATCAAAATCCCTATGGGACTCCCGACCCAACCGCAGCGTATCCCGATGAAATATTCTTTGTAAATAGAAAAGTCACCGAAAACTCTCAAGTCGTTCAATTTGAGCTAGCTACATCTCTTGATTTAGAGCAGGCGCAGTTGCCAAACAGACAGGTATTGTCTCAAATATGCCCATTTAGATTTCGCGACCCGGATTCCTGTTCTTACGCGGGCGCACCGGTTTCCGACCGCAACAATAAAACGTTTCTCGGCGCAGGCGGCTATGCATTTGTCTCTCTTACGGACAGGGGCGCATATAATTCTGCTACGACATACGCGGTAGGTGACTATGTATTTGTGACGAGCGTATTGCCTAAAACTCTAGGCGACCAACTCTTTTATGTGTGTAATGTCGCGGGCACCGTAGGAGAGGCCAATGGACCAATTGTAAATCCGGGAAGATGGCTGGCAGATGCTTGTAGCAAAACCATTGCCGGATGCAAACTTCACTTTCAGAACCAACCTCTTAAATTCGGCGGGTTTCCCGGCATTTCGCGGGCGCAATACTTATTTACCTGATGAATACAAAAGTTAAGTCTAAGATTATTGATTTAGCCAAAGCCAATCCCGGCGAAGAAATTTGCGGCCTGATGTATCAAACTTTTGATTCGGTAGATATATATATCTGTAGTAATGCTGCCGTAGATCGAATCAACGAATTTGAAATAGACAATCAAGATTACTTGGCCTGTCTTCACTTCGGGCGACCATGCGGCATTTATCACTCGCACCCTTCTGGCGCGGCTTTTTCCCAAGCAGACTTAGATATTAGTGACGAAATGGCGCTGCCTATTTATCTGTATGCCGTTCAACAAGACGAGTGGCTGGACTATATACCAAAAACATACGTATTGCCGCTGGAAGAACTTAGTTTTACGTGGGGTGAGCAAGACTGCTTTTCACTCATACGAACCTTTTATCGCCAACAATATAGCATTTACATAGGAGACTATGATAGAGATGAAAATTTTGAGCACAGCGGCGACAATAGAATTCTTGAGAATTTTACAAAAGAAGGATTTATAGATACTAATTCAACTTGTTTACTTCAAAAGCACGATGTTTTACTTTTTCATACCAATATGGCATTGCCCCAGCATTTCGGCATTTTTATGGGAAATAGTCGTTTTTTACATCACCCGTCTGGCGCTCTATCTAGGATTGAACTCTTAACGCCAAATTGGACGCGGAGACTGGAAAAGGTTCTCCGGTATAAAAACGCGCTTTAATGGTGTATTGTATGTAAAGGTTAAGGAATTATGGTAACTACTCATCTTTGCGGGAAATTAGGTATATTATTCGGTAAAACTTGGACTCTTGATGTAAGAAGTCCTGCCGAAGCTTTACGCGCAATCAATATTAACTTAAAGGGAAAATTATTTGAGTATTTTGCTAATGAAGGAGCCAAGAAGTATTATAAGGTGGCCATTCAAAAGAAAAGTAATATTATTAATAAAGAAGAAATTAAAAATTTAAGTGGAAGCGGAGATATTTATATATTACCGACGATTATGGGGCAAAGCAGTGGAGCGGGAAAAATTATAGCTGGAATTGCTATTATAGCAATTGCTATTGCTTTTCCCGCTGCAATGACATTTATAGGAGGTCTGTTTGGGGCTACCGGACCGCAAGCAGCACTTGCAATTGGTCTGCTAGGCGCATCACTCGTTCTAGGCGGCGTCGTTCAGCTTCTTACTCCCGTGCCTAAAATCGGAGAAAATTCAGGTTCAGACCAGAAATCTTCAAGTATCTTTCAGGGCAATGCGGCGACTATAGTCCAAGGAGGCTCGATTCCTGTCGTTTATGGCCGTATGCTAGTCGGGCCTATGCCAATCTCTATATCTTTGACTAATAGCGATCAGGCCACAACCTCAAGCACCACGGTTGGCACCGTAACGCGCAACGACCTTCCGGGCGGCGGCTACGAATACGAGCCCGGAGTAAACAACTAAGATGGGTAGTAAAGTAAACCCATCAGCCGGTAGCACTCCCGTCGAAGCGCCAAACAGTCTTCTATCAATTTCTCGCGTAAAGATTCTCGATATGGTTGCCGAAGGCACCATTTCCGGTTTTGCGCGAAAGAGCGGTATCTTCGGCAACGACCCTCTGGTTTCCACTTACTATGACGACATTCCGGTAAGAAACTTAGATGGCTCATATAATTTTAATGTTTCCGGTCAAGGCTATTCATTTAGTCATACCTTGGGAACCCCAAATCAATCGGCAATTACAGACTTTGAAAAAGTAGAAAATTTAATTCCTTTAAGCTCCAATACTCGCCTCGCTAATCCACCAATAAACGGAGGTGAATATAAGACGGTAAATGCGTCCATAAACACTAATATTTATCCCGACGCAGACTCTATTCGCATAACAATTAGAGTTCCTGCTTTGTTTACTACGGACAATAATGGAAATACCAATGGATACGAAATGAAGTATGCTATTGACGTAGCGTTAAATAACGGCCCATTTGTTCAACAGGATGAGGTAACTATTCGAGGAAAATGCACATCGGCTTACTTAAAGTCAACCAGTTATTCATTACCTAAAACAACGCCAGCAAGTTCTTTTTACGAATGGAAAATTCGCGTTCGCCGCACTACTCAAAATATTCTTTCTTCGCGAACGGCAAATGAATTATTCGTAGATTCTATTTCTGTAATTTCCAGCAGCCAATATTCTTATCCGAACACCGCACTGGTCGGCACGGAAATTAGTTTTGACCAATTTTCAAGCCTTCCCACTCGCGCCTACGAAATCGAAGGTCTTTTGGTCAGTGTTCCAGCGGGCTACACGCCAACAACCTACAACAACAACGGAACTATTACGGTAGCGTCGTATCCAACCGTTTGGAACGGCACCTTTGCCGCGTCAAAACGCTGGACGGACAATCCCGCATGGGTCTTTTACGACCTGATTACCAATAAGAGATACGGTCTAGGAAACTACATTCAAGCAGACCTGATAGACAAATGGACTCTGTATGAGATAGCCCAGTATTGCGACGCCTTGGTTTCGGACGGAGAGGGCGGGCTAGAGCCAAGATTTACCTGTAATGTAATTATTCAGGAAAGGCAGGACGCCTACCAATTACTACTGAATCTCGTTTCCGTATTTCGCGGCATGATGTATTGGGGCAATGGTCGTATTTTCGCCACGCAGACAGACGACAAATCACCGATATTTAATTTTACCAATGCAAACGTCATCGGCGGTAATTTTAATTACGCAGATAGCGCAGGTAATGTTCGCTCTACGGTAGCTCTGGTCAAATTCAC